AGTCACGGCATCAGATACGTACAGCTCGTCGAGTGGTTTGTACGGTGTGAACACGGTACCGTCTTTCAAACCACCGATAACCGCCGTCATGAACACACTGTGTACAGGGTACGGCGCAGTAATCGGGTTAGGGCCATCCTGTTGATACGCCGGTGCACGCGTCTGCAGGTAATCCGCCACAGCTTTGTCCGTTTCCGACTCCACCCGCAGTAACCCCGCATTCACCTGCTCAGAATACTCACGCAGTGGCACTACCACGTCATGCGTGAAGTACGGCATCCCGTTAAACAACCGCGGGTAGCCAGTCGTATCCCCATCCACCGCAACCTCTGCCCACGGCAACATCCCCGGCAGATAGGTTCGCCCATCTACCACGGCATGCGTGACACGGTCACCGCGTAGCCCGTAGGTATCATTTACCGACAATACCCCTTGCTTCACCCAACCTGCATCCTGAGGCTGTGTACGCACCATGGTTTTCGAGTCACAGAACCCTGTGCCCATGACCGTGATACGCTGTGGCCCGGTGGTACGCAGATAACGGTCAGACGTCAGATGCACGACCGGCCAGTTCACCACACAGTGCACCCCTTCCAGCAACCAGTAGCCGTTGAGGTTAATCGCCAAGCGTTTAGGCTGTAGCGTCAACGGTGTTCCGGCAACATCTGAGTGCGCGATGGTGAAGCTCCAGAGGTGAGACACGGATTCCAGCGTCACGGAGTACAGCAGGAAGTTTTTGTCCGTGACCATGAGACCCAGGCGCTGTGACGGGTTAAGCGTCCAGTGGATTTTCCCATCCTCAGTCAGGGCGTAATGCGTCCCCTCCTTCGCCGGTTGCCAGTCGTACTGCGGGACTTTGTTCTTCACGGAACAGTAGTACAGCTGATAGCGATAGTTAGTTGGGATATCGAGGTCAGCCACCCCTTCATGCCAGTCGAGAGATTTCTGCCCGTAACCCGTCTGGAACTCAACCAGTGCACATTCGCTGGCTTGTGGGTAATAGCGTTCGCCACCGGCGTACTGACGGTAGCCCAGCAGCACCCCTTTGTCGTCGTATTCAAACGCGGTGGAACCAGCGCGAAGTTGGATACCCACCTCGACGTAGTTCCCATTCGCATCCGCTACCACGGGCTTTGGGCTGTCAGCCAGCAGCAAGCCGCAAGCGTTCAGACCGTAGCACCATGCCACGTCGTTCGCATCCATCGCCCCGTCGTAGTTACGCATCAGTGCCGTATACAGACTGGACTCGAGATTCTCCGCACGCCAGTCAGAGACCAGGGCGTCTGGCCCAATCATCGCATCGTAGATGAACGCATCATCGAACTGATACAGGCGCGCGATACGGTGATGTTCAGGTACCAGATAGTCCTGATTACCCCCGTTACGGACATGGATTTGGATTTTGATATCCTTGTCCACCTGAGTCAGGCGCTCCTGGTAGTTCGCGATATACTCTGCCTTCAGGCCGTAGTCGGCATGGGTGACCATGCGCAGGGAGTCTTCCGAGTTACGGTGGAAGTACAACCCCTTCATGTTGATGTCAGAGTCACCGACGTAGAGATAGACGTCCACGTCATCACGGTAGCGTACCAGATTGCCACGCGGGTCTTTCGGCGGATGGAGCAGATACTTCGCCGCCTTGTCAATCACCGAGTCGTAACTCTGTAACTGTGAGAGGTCGAAGTCGATGACACGGTCAACCGAGCCGTCGTAGACATACTCCACGATGTCACCGATTTCGATTTTCGACAAGTTACCCTGGTCCACGTAGTAACCGTTACGGAAGACCTTGGTCAGCCCACTGCGCAGCGCCAAAGACTTGATGTCACGGGTGACCATGGTGATGTCATCACGGGTCATCAGTAGACCGCCACCGTATGCCACCGGATACTGCACACCGCTGATGGAGTTGTTCTGTAACCAGTCGTTACGGTACAAGCGGATGTACACCTGGTCTACGTCGTAGTTGACCATGTCTTTCAGGTGTACTGCCCAGTTAGCCGGGTACGCCTTTATCGCGATGACGTAGTTGCCGTTCTCCTGACGGTAGATGTACGCTGCACTTAATGGCAGGTGTATCCCGTCCTGCGTGTACAGGTCGATGACCTGGCGGTTCTGCATCCCCCAATCGGTCAGACGGAACCATTCACGCGTGGTGTGCGGTAGCGCCAGACGGTCAGGACCATTACCACCAATCTGGTAGATGTAGTAGCGGTCTTTCGCCGTCGGTAGGCTCACACTCTCCCACATGACGTCAGTGGCGGTGAGGTCACCGCCTTTTGGTGAGAGTGGGTTCAGGGCGATAATCGCCTGGTGGTCCTGGTACGGCACCCCCCAGACGTTTTTCAGTGCATGCGCACTCAGGTATTCAGGAATCATATCCCCTCACTCATTTACGGTAGAGTTCACGCAGCAGGCTTTCCACAGCGACGCTGAAGTCATTGAGCTTATAGCGCCCTGCTTCGTGCTGGACGATGTCCGCAATGACGGTCTTTTTGTAGTTACGCTCACGTGTGGACGCAATGACCATGGCGATGAACACCGGTGGATATTCCAGGGCGGTGGTGACCAGCATGCGGGCATCAACACTACCGAACCAGCTGGCAGAGACCATGGTGAACATCATGCGCGGTTCAACCAGCAGTAACGCGAGTTTGTTACGCAACACATCGCAGAACGCACTGAGTCCTGCCATGTAATCGACCTTGCTCAGGTAGGCAACAATCTGTTTAGCAGGCAGGCCGTAGATACGGGCAATTTTCAGCGCGTAGGCTTCAGCCAACTGCGGCGTATACTGCTCAGCGGTAATAAACTGCTGCATGTAGTACAACGACGCTAGTACCTGTGCTTCTTGCGTAGCGCGTGGGTCGGTGTGGAGTTTCACGCGCAGTAGCCCAGAAATCCATTTACCGTAAACCACGGTAGCGAGGTCGCCCGCTTTCTGTAGAGGCAGCGGTGAGACTACCTGCCAGAAAATCTCCATCAGCGTACGGTTTACCAGCAGACGTACCGGGCCTTCATCCGGCAACTCGCCATTACTTGCTGCAATCTTCGAAGCGTATGGGCGCAGGTCAATCACCCAGTAATCGCCAGAGGATTCCTCGACGCGCACCGGATGGTCAAATGCCGGGATGGTTTTGGTGTTCGCATTCACCTGAGTGATGGCGTACAAGCGTGCTACTTCCGGTAACAGTAAAGTCAACTGCTTCTCAGCGCGAGCTGTGCGCAGGTGGTTTACGATATCCGTTTTATAGAACGCAGAACCGGCAGTGGTCTGGTAGCTGGAAAGGTACATATCGGGGCCATCCTCTTTAATGATTGGAATTGAGTAAATTTCCACGCTCGATTATATGTCGTATCGCGCGAAATATGTAGTTAACTACGATAGGAGCCTAATAATGGCGAAGACGTCTATTGCATCTTCCATGCCGCAGGTAAACTTCCTCGGCACGAAGGACGCGTCAAAGACTACGCCCCAGGGTACACCTGAGGCAATGGCATTTCACCGTCCGCTGTTGTTCCATTTCGCCTCTGAAGGCCCAACGGAACAGCTGTACATTCCATCCAACGTGGTGACCGGTTATTACGGCCAGGAATTCCTGGACCCGAAATCACCGTACTTCACCCATAGCTCTCCGTACGTCCAGGAGACTATCGACACGGTTTCCCGCGCGTTGCACATTCGTGTACTGCCGGAAGACTGCCCTGCTAAGTCTAACCTGGCCATCTGGGTTGACTACGTCCTGACGGACTTACCTGTCTATCAACGCGATAGCCTGGGTCAGTACGTTACCGACGATCAGGGCGAGTTCATCGATACTGGCACCACAGTGAAAGGTCCTCGTGCCCGCTTCTCTGTCGAACCGGTAGCGCTGGACAAAGACGGTGCTTCAATGTTGGGTCGTCTGGCAGCTAAGCCTGGCCTGATTGGCACCTCTGAAAACCCATCGGTTAAAATGCCGCTGCTGGACTTCGAAGCCATGGATTACATGGATGCGTCCAACATCGGTATCAAGCTCTGGGCACCAACCACCCAGTCAGCTGACCCGCTGGACATGGCCGCAGTAGAAGCCACAGGTGCATACCTGCTGCGCTTCGCTATCTGGCGTCGTGATAACTCGATGTCTTCCGCTTCTGCGGTAGCTACCTATACCTATCAGGATGCCAGCATCCCGGTACACATGGGCGAGCGTATCATCAACGTGGACCAGGACGTCGTGTACGACCTGGACAAAAACGTGCCAGAGAAATGGATGACCACGGACCCGTCCCTGGATATCCAGCGCTGCCTGCTCGGCGGTGTGAACATCTACCGCGAAAACATTGCAAAGTTGATCAGTGCGATTGTTACTGCGGAAACAACCGCAGGCTCCGGTCTGGTCGACGAGAATGCACCGGCGATGGTGAACTGGCTCGGTGGTACCACCACTGACGGCACGCCATACCACGCGTACCAAATCGACGACCTGCTGAATGGCGGTGCTCAGTTCGATGCCTCTACTATCCACTACCTGAAAGGTGGCGGTACTGGCACCATGACCAACGACAGCTTCAACAAAGCTGTGCGTAAAATCCTGAGCAACCTGGATGCGCCGTATAACTTCCGTAACTACGCGCGCTTCCCGTTCAACGCCATCTGGGACTCTGGTTTTGACCACCAGACCAAGATGCTGATTCCAACGGTAATGGCGGCACGTTATGACTCCTGGATTGCTCTGGCAACACAGGATATTGCGCAGCCGAACAACACGCCGCAAGAAGACGCATCCTACGCGACAGCTATCCTGACGCGTCTGCAGCAGTTCCCGGATTCCGTCGAGTACAACACGCCGTCCTTCCGTGGTATTATCCATGGCCAGGCTGCGGAATGGATTGGCTCGCCATCCATCACCGTGCGTGTACCACAGTCGCTGGACCTGTTCCACAAGTTCTGCCTGTGGGGTAACGACCCGACTGGTAAGGCGAATGAAGCCTACGCTCCGGATGCCGGTTCACAAGACGGCGACCCGACTTCCGACAACCGTGTCGTGACCCGTACGAAGAACATCTCGAACGTGGACGTGACCTCGAAGACCCGTGCTGCAGAATGGGCTTCTGGTATCGTGTATGTAGAAGACTACGACACCCGTAGCCAGTTCTACTCCGGTATCCAGAGCTTCTACCAGGACCGTACGTCTGTCCTGCGCAGTGGTCTGGTCGGCATGTGTGTGGCGAACGGTAACCGCTACGCCTGGGAAGCATGGCGTGCCTTCACGGGTACGCAGGGGATTACGGACGGTCAGCTCATCAGCCGTACTGAGAAGTACGTGTCCGCGAAGTTCCGTGCGAATATCTCGCAGGATCGCCTGGTCGCTACGCCACACGCGAGCATCACGGCCAAAGACGAAGCGAACGGCGACAGCTGGTCACTCAGCAACGACCTGTACGTGAACGGTATGCGTACAGTGCTGAACGCGAACACCGTGGTGTATCGCATGGCTGACCTGGGTAAAAGCTAAGGGGTAAGTAAATGGCATCGAAAAACGGTAACATCGTATTGCCATCTGGTGATAGCTTCACAGCGAAGGCTTTCGGCCCAGTCACCAACATGGCAATCCCCGGCGCTGACGGGTTTATCCCTAACTACGAGTACTGGCATGCGTCGGCGGAGTACGTCCGCCCACCAGTTATCCCGTTCCTGATGGAGGCACCTGATGCCTTCCAGATTCTGGATAACCCGTCTCGTTTAGTGGCGACCCTGAAGGCGCTGATGGAAGTGCACGCGAAGTCCATCCAGGGCCTGGACCAGACGCTCGAGGTAGAGTACTCTACTACCGCGTTCGGTGGTGCAGGCGAGCAGATGGAGACCGTGGCGAAAGTCAAACGTGCACAGTCTCAACCTCAGTACGACTGGGTAGAGCGTATCGGTAAGCCGATTACCAAGTTCTGGAATTATTACATATTACAGATCTTGGGTAATCCTGACTCGAATATACCAGGTGCAGTCTCCCGTGGTCAGAATCGTCCTTACGGAATGTATCCTGACTTCACGAGCTTCACCATGATGTTCATCCAGGCTGACCGTACGCAGCGCTACGTGGACCACGCATGGCTGTGTTCGAACATGTCACCGAAGTCTGGTGCTAAAATCGAAGGTAGCCGTGATGTGACTGAAACGCCGCAGGGTGTAACGGTCTCTATCGGGTTCACGTGTCTGCAGCAGGTGGGTGCTGGCGTAGACAAACTGGCACAAGCCATGTTGGATACGGCAAACACCACGGGTCTTGACCCGAACAACCGTCGTGCGTGGTTAAGAGCGATCGAAGCCGATGTACAAGCCGCGACATCGTCAGGGTACAGTAACGACATCCAGACGGCTAAAGGGCAGATGGTGTAGTAACGAAAGAAAAAAAAACACCACCCTTCGGGGTGGTGTTTTTTATTTTGCTAGTCGATGTCAATGTGACGATAGCTGTGCCCGCTCTGTATTTGTCTGACTATACCCGGATTGATGTTATACCATCTGGCGATGTCCTGTATTGACATTGACCAGAGGTCACGCTTGATATCCCGTACAGTCTCATCAGATAGCTTGTCCCGCATAGGGCGAACTCTCCGTGTACACGCTTCGAGTGGCGATATACCCGCCTTGATACGTTTGGCGAGTAGGTCTGCATCCAAACCATATTCATCCGACAACGACGCGTAGCAGGTCATCTCACCCGTTTCAGGATGAGGTATCCTCACGGAGCGGCGAGTGTTGTTCATCTGCTCCCGGCGAGTGGACCAGCGACAGTTCTCCGGCGTATAGTCCCCGTTGTTATCACGACGGTCTAGTTCTAACCCCTCCCGGTAGGTGGCACCCATTGCTGCATAGAACCCTTCGAATGTTTCAAAGTCCGGGTGATAGCTGATACCTCGCCCACCATAATGCTCATAGCCGACAGCGTTGGGGTTGTTACAGCGTTGTTTCATCCACGCCCAGACGTTGTGGATTTTAGTCCCGTCCATGCCATGAGTAGTGCGTAATTCGCGAAGAACATCTCGTCGCAGACACCCGCAGGATTTAGTTGCGCCACTTAACAGGCTGTGACCTACAACCGCTGTATGCCCTCCACAGTCACATTCAGCGTACCAGGTCACGGCACCCCTGTGGTTTCTCCCGTGTTCCCGCACCACCACCAGGCGACCGAATCGCTGTCCGATGATGTCACTTCTCATTTTACCCATATACCCTCCCTAAATATTTACCTTATATTCTAAGTAGGCATCGTGAATAATTACCCAGCACACCCCGGAGGGTGCACTGAGTGATGGTGTTTTTATTTTGTTGCATCATGCTGCCAGGTCTACTTCGCCCGTGCGTATCCGCCTGACGGTGTCGACCGGCAGGTTATAACGCACGGCAATTTGCTGGACGCTGTGTTGCCAGAGCGCTGCCCGTATCAGGCGGACGGTGTCAGGGTCAAGCGGACGTTTCACCGCAGGTCTACCGCCGTTAATATCGTTAGGGTGTCGCCAGACTACGTTAGTCGGCGTATAGTCCCCATTCTGGTCAATGCGTACCAGCGATGACCCTTCGCGATAACCAGTCGGAATGTTCGCCAGGAAGTCAGTGAACTTCTCAAAGCGTGGATGGTAGCCAATCCCTAGCGCCCCATGTGATTTATAACCCGTAGCATTCGGATTAGTACAGCGTTGCTTCATTGTCCGCCAGATGGTGTAGAGCGCACTCTGTGCCATCCCGTGCACCGTGTTGTGCGTCCTGCTGTACTCATCACGCAGGCAACCGCATGAGCGTGTTGCCCCACGGTGGAGGGAATATGCCTGCACCTCGGTGTACTCGCCACAGTCACACAGGCAACGCCAACGCACTCTCCCGTCTTTGGCGCGAGCACCCAGTTCAATGACCTCCAGTCTCCCGTAACGTTTCCCTGTTAAATTCTTAATAGTTTTAGCCATTAGATTAACACCCGTATTTTCTGCAAGTCTTCGAGGTCCTTGCGACGATTAAGTTGTAAGTACAAGCGCTCTTTCATTTTACGCAAGCACTTGATACGCTGTACCGGTATCCCGTCGACGTTGATGCGTTGATAGTCCGTCACCATGATGTCGAATACACCGAGCTGTAAGCGCTCAGAACGCGCGGTACCTAAAACAGATACAATCACCTTCCCGTGTGGCAACAACGCCTCATAGCTGCTTCTGGAGACCTGTAGGTCGATATCCGAGCATGTCTCACGTACGCCGTGCAATACGCAAGCGGGACCAGCCACTATCGCGAGTTTCTTATCATGCTTTAGGATGTCATGATAGGTTTCAGTGAATTGTTTGAAGTGGTCGAGTATATCAGATTTGTTCATCGTGTAAGAGTCCATGGATATGTACACCGTGGTAATATATAATCTCAGGGAGATTTGAAATATGACAACACCCCGCGTTAAACGTACCTCCGATGGCAAGATGCGCTTCATGTGCCCAGGCTGTGGCCATAATCATGTCATCAATGTCGACAGTGGTCGCCAGCCGCGTTGGACATGGAACGGCAGTTTCGATAAACCGACCTTCAACCCAAGTATCCTCGAGACCGTAGGGCACTATATCTCCTCGCATGAAGGGTCGTGCTGGTGTGATTACAACCGCGAGCATCCGGATGAGGAGCCTGACTTCCAGTGCAGTCGTTGCCACTCGTTCGTGCGTGATGGGCGTATTCAGTTCCTTGACGACTGTAGCCATGCACTGGCTGGGCAGACGGTAGACTTACCTGAACTCGAATGAAAAAAAAAAGACACTCTGACCCGCTTGGGTCAGAGTGTTGAGTATTTAGCAAGGCTGCATATTTTCGATGGCGAGGGATTGTGAATCCTGCACTGCCTTCATCAGGGCATCGATTACACCTGCCTTGTCGATGATGGAATAATGCACGCCACCTTCAGTGATACTGAGGCTGGCCATCTCTTCCCCTTCATTGGCATAACGACAGGAGTTGACCTTAAAGGAGTCGATAATGGTCGTGACGGATTGAATAGAGTTGAGAACCGGGACGGTTTGCTCAGCAGTATGTACGTGGATATGCGAACGGTCATCGATGGTCTGCAGGGTCCTAACGTCGTTCCCAACCATCGCCATGATAGGCTCACAGATTTTCTTGACCAATGCTTTGTGATCAGCTTCCATGTCAGCATAAAAGTCATAGTGCAGACCATAAAGCACAGGGCCGACTTTGACTTGTAGACTGAACTCAGATGGATTAGGCGTGCCGTATTCACTGACGGTGTCTTGTTGCACGCTACGGACGATACGAATATCATCCAGGTCGACATTCAGTGAGCCATAGTTGCTCATCAGTACAGCAGTGCGTTTACCGTTAACATCCATTACAAAACGAATCATTTTATACCCTTACTTAGTGAGTGAAGCATTAGCCTCGTGGGAGGTGGAATTGGTTGCCGTCGATACGGATAGTGTATCCGGCATGTTTACTGTCAGCCAGGTATTGAATTGCGCCAATCTCAACGGCGAGTTCTACGGAGTCGCAGACGGTTTTCAGCCCATGGTAGTTACCCGTGATGATGCACGGGCGGTTGGTGTATTCACCGTGTACCAAGTACATGGTCCCGACAACCCAACCATTGAGTGCCTTGAAAGCTCCGGTGCGGGTAAAGCGACTGGTGATGCACTCGATAGTCACGTCGTTGAACTCAATCGGCTCGCATTGCAGATAGTCATGGTCCACAGAAGCGGAACAGGGTCCGCGATGTAACCCACGGCGAACTGCATCGACGATTTGCGCAGGTAGCGTACTCGCTGGACGCAGGTACTCCGTCATCACATAGGTCGAACCTTCGACTTCGTAGCCGACGGTGACCAGGTCACCCAGTAGATGTACCTCTGTAACCTTTTGTACCAGGGCACTGTCCTGGCAGCGCTTACTGATAATAGCCACTGCATCAGTTGTCATCTCCATTACACGGCATCCTGTAGCGTGATATGCGTAACGCTGTCAACAGCGGTAATCTGCGCCAGCAGACGCGTGGCGGTGTTGAACTTACGGTAGCGACACTGTCCTTTACCCGGGCCGCGTTTAGTGCGACAGACGAGTACATGGTCGCGGGCTTTACGGACCGTCACGGGTGCGTCGCTCTCAGCTGCTAATAGCGTATCTATAGTTGCTTTCTGAGACATGTTAGTTACCTAGTAGGAGAAAATTAAAAGGTCTAGTCAGCCCCGGAGGGCTGACTGTGGTCTACTTACGTGCACTGCGAGAGACAGCACGTGTGCCGAACTTAGACTGGAGAGCGTCGAGGCTTTGTTGCTTAACGCGTGGTTGTTCCGCTGGACGCAGTTCAACGACTTCCGCAGGTTTGACGGCTACTGGCCAGATGCGCACGATACGCTCGACTTCTTCATCGAGTTCTTTGCCCGCACGGATTTCATCCATCAGGTAGTATGCCTTCCAGCGGATAGAGTCATCCAGCAGTTCATGGAGACGTTGACCAGGACTGGTCATGACCACTGACACTGCATCTTTACCATCCAGTGTGTAGCGGATGTGAGTGGCTTTTGGCGTAGCGTGAATGGCCGTGATGATAACTTGTTCGTAGGAGAGCGCATCGGCGTTGAATTGGGATTGAACGTTGGCGAGAGTTGTTTTCGGTAAAAACATGGCAATAGTCCTTGTAAAAGTTCGCATTCGGAACGGGCATTAACTAAAGGGTCGGTCGTGAGATTTTAAGCGTTATGGGTCACGACTGGTGTAGTCGGTGCAGCATCAACATAGTTGCACGCGGATAAGGCCAGAGCAAAGGCAAGAGCAATCAGTACATTACGCATGGGTAACCTCATTAGGAGCAGTGATAAAATAGTGGACGGTTAGAACGTTATCAACATAGCGGAACCAGAGGTCAACTTCATAGGCCCGGTAGCTACGCACTATGTCGACCACGGCGTGGAACATCTCCTGTTCAGCCTTACGCACGTGATGCATGGCAGGGTGATGGTCCTGCAGGTAGGTAGGTTGCGAGATGTAAGCCAGTTCGTATTGTTGGCTGGCATCTAACATCACCGCGATGCGACAGGTCGCCAGGTTCAGTATCGACATCCTTTTACAGTACTCGACCAACGCGCAGTTGACGTTATACATCGTACGGTAACTGGCAAGCGTGGTCTTTTCGTTACGCCCGAAACGGTCTTTTACTGGCACCTGCGCCAGCGTCTTCGGTATCACGATGTCAACGGGTTCGCGCAGGTCATAGCTGAAGCTGAAGGTGGTATTCATTTTAATCCCCTTACCAGATAACCAGTGCCTGTTCAGCACGACCCAGATGTTCCAGTCCCAGTTTAGGCGCGCCGTTGTAGACGGCGTCAACCACGATGGCCCGCACTAAGCGGTCGGCCGGGTTCCCGTTCGGGCCGTTCAGCGCCGTGCGCAGGGCCACTATAGCGCCAGCGCGGTGGAAGTCATTGACGTTATTGAGGAACATTGCGGCAAAGGCCTGGCACAGGAGTTCACCTTGCGAATCTGACAGCTGCTCGATGACCGCAGCCAGGTCAGGGTGCTGTGCATGTACGCGGCGGATAGACGCTTCCATCGCTTCAGGGGAGATGGTAAGCAGGTCGCTGATAAGTGTAGTCATGATAGGAATCCTTAAGATAGCGAGACAGTATTATCTCTATTCATTCCGGTAATATATAACTCAAATCCGATTAGTCGGCATAGTCCCCTGTACGCCACATGGGCGTACAGGGCAGTCCATTATGCTACACCGCTGTGACCAAATCCATTTACCCCACGTACAGTCACGTCGCTGAACTCATCAACGATGCGCATGTCCGCGCGGAACACGGGCACGATAAATGCCTGTGCGATACGATCACCTGGGTTGATAGTGATGGCGTTCTCTTCGGCATAGCGCCCACGGTCAGCCCAGTTATCCGCACTGCTCGGCGTAATACGGTTCCAGGCACAGACTTTCAGCTCACCCTGATAGTCAGCGTCAATCACACCCGTCAGGTTACCCAGCACCAGGCCCTTAGTACCTGCACCGGAACGTGGCATCATCAACAAAGTGAAATTAGGGTCACCGATATAGAGCGCCAGACCGGTACCAATGAGCGCTTGTTGCCCAGGGTACAGCGTGATAGGCTCAGGGATGCAGGCACGGATGTCGAACGCGGCCGCATTCGGACTACCGGTCTCACCTACCTGGTATTGCTCCCAGAACTCAGTGTCAAGGATTTTTTACCTGGACGTGAATGGCGTTACGTGCCGTGGTGATGGCGGTGTTAGCATCCATTGCTGGAATTAAGGTTTCAACAGAAGGTTGACTCATGATACACTCCGATTAGTTGTTCATACTACTGTAAGCAGCGTGATAAACTACCCCGAGCCCCGAGGGGCCCGAGGTAGTGATTGGTGATGTGTGAACTAGAGCAGTCGACGCATAGTCGGTTGCATCCCGAGCTGTAGCTGTTGCATGACCATGGCAGCCGCTTCTTGCTTCTCGATGTCGCCGTCTTTGTCGATATCCAGGCCAATGTTCTGACGGTAGGTCGCTGTTCCCTTCAGCGCGATAACCGCGTCTTCCGATTTACCGATAAACTTCGGCATGAAGATGCGCATGTACACGTCAGAAAGGGTTTTGATTTTCCCGGCATACGGTTTAAACCAGAGCGTCACGTAACCCATCTGCTGCACCGCGGTCATGCGAATCAACTGACCTACTGTCTGCTTGACATCAGACGCAGCCAAATCCCCCCACTGGATAAGGCCATAATACGGCGCACCGCCCAGGTTCTGAATTGACGGGGAGAACGTCCGACCGGTTTCAAATGCCATGCAGCCCATGATGTAGTGCGGCTGGTCACCGGACTGCAGCTGGATGGTCTTGTTGAACACGTTGACCTCTGCCAGGAATTCCGGAGAGACCTTGTTAGACCAGGCCAGACCAAACTCAGGTGACATTTCTTGCCCCCGTCCTGCCAGCACCGCCGCGTTCATTGCCCCTGTCGAACCGCCGCCCCAGGCACCATCAATCTTGCCGGTGTAGAATCCCGCATCCTTCAGTCGCTGTTGCACGTTCATCAGTGCAGTTTTCATGTCCACTAAATACCTCCAAAGAGTTTACGTCGTACAAATGTGGTTTCGTTGAACGCAGTGCCGTAGTAGAACAAATCACCCACACGCAGACACGGCATCAAGTAGCCCACATACGGACTGCCTGACACTGTGAGCACGCCAGTGTCGAGGTTATAGTCTCTAAAGTTGGACGAGCTCGCCTGCTGTGAGTAGACGCGCCCTTTCCAGACACACGACGGCATGTCGTAGGTCGTGAACGACAACGTACCAATCGTATTACGCACGATTGTCAGCGCGGTCAGGTCAACGATGTGTATATCTGAATAGGCCGCACCTTGCGAGTCACTGGTACTGGCGATACTGCCACCACCGGTGATATAGACCTTACCGCCGTAGAGCGTCGCGTCGCCACCGAGTACTGCATGGGTGAACTGTCCACTCAGCGTCACGGCTTCCCACGTTCCACCGCCTACCGGGATGCGGTAGATGAGACTCTTAGGGAACCCGTTAGCTGCAGTCGTATAAACGCCCATCATCAGATAGACATAGGTGTCATCGACGTACAGCGCACCGTAGTTCTGCGAGAGTACCGGATACGTGGTGTAGGTCATGGTCTCGAGGTTCAACGACTCGACGATACCAGTTTTCCCGTTCCCTTGTCCGGAGTAGATGACGCCTTTATAGAGGAACGACGTCGAGTTCAGCGGGATAGTGCGCCCTGTTACCCCGGCAACTTTGCCGAGATACGCCAGGTCCGCCGGGTTGTACTTATACAGCCCGTCGGACTTCAGGAGATAGAGCACACCTTTCCAGTAACCGAGTACAAAGGTCGCGGTGACGCCTATCGCCGCGCCTGCCATTGTGACCATCTTGTAGGTACCGGCAGTAACGGTCGCACTGGCATCGACCAGAGGCTGGTCCACGTTGACATCGACGGACAGTCCAGCAGGTTTTGCCTTCTTACCCATCAGTAAAAGCTCCATCGCTACGCCTCCATGATGAGCCTGATTTGATTGAGCAGCCATTCACGCAGTTGTGGGAATGTACTGAATCGTGGTACGCCTTCCAGACACTGGTTCCATCGCTGCGTGGCAACTACATAACGTACCCGCCCAACCGGCACGCGCTCGACGTTATTAAAGTCGTCGACCAGAATATGGTGGACGCCTACCCGGGTGTTCGCCTCCAACCAGTCCCCTTTATTCGGGTGACGATGTGCATCAATGCAACGCAGTCGAATGTGGTCGACGTGATTACGACGCAGCGATTCACGGGTGAGGGATTCCGCCATCGGGTGATAGCCACGTTGAGTCAACCACTGGAAATCGACATGTCCGTGATACTGCGCACGAATCTGTCGTACCCAATCACCGAACTCCTCCCAGTCAGCCCGCAGGTCTGCCAGGCGCATGAACTCTCCGTCCGTCAGTAACTCACGTCCGACGTCCCCGTACTGGGACAAATCTATCCATTCACCGACCGCAGGCGGCGTCAGTCCACGCTCGATTAAACGATTCCGAAGTACGTGGTCGGTATCAAAAGCAGTGTTGTCAATATCGATGCTGATAAGAATGTCAGGATACCAACGCATTTCAACCCTCCGTTAATAGGGACTTGTGTATATTTATACCACAGGCATTCTATGATCATTTCATGAATGGAGCGCACCATGGCACTAGATCTTTCGCGCACATCCGCTGAACTGATGATAGAACGCATCAACCTGGATAACAACCTCGTGGGTGACAGTGCACTGAAGTGGACCGAAGTCGAGATGGATTTACCTTTCGAGGTACCTCCGGACGCCGACGGTCGCAACGCCTCAGTGTTGTTACTTTCCGTACCTAAGGTCAAATACCGCGGTGAACAAACCGTGTATGCAAAGCGTTTCGACGCCGATGCTTACCTGGGTGCCCTGGTGGGTTCTGCTATTAAGTTGGATGTTCCAAGCGCTCGCACGACCCATGACCTGATAGCGAGACTCAATTCCGTCTTACATCTGGCGGTTCTACCTTCCGAAGTTTCCAACCTTGATATTGACGAATCAGCCTGGGATGAGGCTATGGGCGGTGTGGCACATGATATTGTCTTCACCGACTCTTACATCTTCACGGGTAAACTGCGCGTCTATATTGGGACAGAACCTCCGGGTAGACCTATCCTGATGGAGAACTTTGAGGCTCTACGTTGGGAAAATGGGAACGTGATGACGTTCGATACACTTAATTAAGGAGTAAGGTGACATGTCAGCCTCATCCCCTGAAACAGATGGCCGCATCTCGAGTATGCCGCCGCTGCTCGTTGTAGACGGCAGCGAACAAATCCCAGTGGTGGATACGGCAGGCGGTAACTACCGCGTGTCAACCGCCTTGCTGTTTGGTAAATCATCCTATCAGCTCTATGCCGATGCTGAGCGTGCCGCTGGGCGTACCCCACTGTCACAATCTGCGTGGCTGACCGCGCTGACAGGCCCCGCAGGTCCAGTTGGTCCGGGCGCGTACGAAACCTACGCCGCTGCGGAAACCGCAGCAGGGCGTACTCCGCTCTCGCAGGCGGACTGGTTGACCTCGCTCTCCGGTCCATCGGCCTACGAGGTGTATAAAAGCACCACGTCAGACAACCCGAAAAAGACCGAAGCACAATGGCTCGATTCCCTCAAGGGTAAATCCGCCTACCAGGTCTACCTGGACACCACGGGCGATGTTCCACCGAAGACCGAGGCACAGTGGCTAGCGTCACTGAAAGGTGCTGACGGGAAAGATGGTCAGACGGGCTCTGATGGTAAGTCGGCTTACCAGTCGTATCTTGATACGACGAGCGACAACCCGAAGAAGTCCGAAGCTGACTGGTTGGCGTCACTCAAAGGTCCAGCAGGTAAAGCAGGTGCCATGGGTACCGGCCTGAACTTCGTGGGCGAACTGGGCGTAGATGAAGAGTTACCTGACCCGACGTCGTTCAGCAATGGCGACACGCTGGTGAAAGGTACGCACTTCATCAAATCCACCGGTACGGAGTGGGTGGACCTGGGCGACTTCGGCGGCCCTACCGGTAAGTCGGCATACGACCTGTATGTCCTGACCACCTCTGACTCCCCAGTGAAAACCCAGACCGAGTGGGTGGTGTCACTCAAAGGGGACCCAGGTACCGGTCTCATCATCCGTGGTGAACTCCAGCAGATTTCCGACCTGCCAGTTTCCGGCCAGTTGATTGGTGACGCCTACGTTATCGCGGGCTACCAGTACGTCTGGGTCGGTGTGGATGTCTCCATCGACGGGTCCGGTTGGGCTAAAGTCGGCGTACCGGGCCCTACGGGTAAATCTGCGTATCAGTCCTACCTCGATACCACTGCCGACAATCCGAAGAAGTCTGAGTCGGAATGGATTGTGTCTCTCAAAGGCACTAACGGTACCAACGGCAGTAATGGTAAATCTGCGTATCAGTCCTACCTCGATACCACTGCCGACAATCCGAAGAAATCCGAGGCGGATTGGCTGCTGACGCTGGTCGGTCCTGAAGGTAAGAAAGGTGCCACGGGTAGCGAAGGTAAGACGGCGTACGAGGTCTACGTCTCCACCGTGCCTCAGGGTGAGACCGCATTGACTAAGAGTGCGTGGTTGGCCTCTCTGGTCGGTCCGCAGGGAGCAGGGATTGTGGTGCTGGAAGCATTGGCCGACACCGATGCACTGAATGCCGCAGCGCAGGCTCCGACCGGTCATGGTTACCTCGTGGGTACTAACCCTGGTGATTACTACCAGTGGAACGGTACTGCGTACGTGAACCTCGGCCCTATCCGTGGCCCACAGGGTACGCAGGGTCCTGACGCCTATCAAGTCTACGCTGCTGCAGAGACCGCGGCCGGTCGCACTCCACTGGCGAAGGATGCCTGGTTAACCTCACTGAAAGGTGAGGATGGGGATATCGGCCCTACGGGTAAATCCGCGTACCAGTCTTACCTGGACACCACCACGGATGACCCGAAACTCACCGAGGTGCAGTGGCTTGCTTCCATGAAGGGTGATGTTGGTAAGTCTGCCTATCAGGAATACGTCGACACGACCGCGGACAGTCCGGTCAAGTCAGTGGTCGAGTGGTTGGCTTCTCTGAAAGGTGCCAACGGTACCGACGGTAGTGACGGTGCGCCAGGTAAATCCGCGTACGAAGTGTATGTCTCCACCGTACCAGAGGGCAATACCCCACTGACTCCAACTCAGTGGCTGGATTCGCTGAAAGGGGCAGCTGTCTCTATCCAGGGACATGTGGCTACCTCAAGCGCATTACCTACTGGTGTTGCCGTGAACATCGGCTACATGGCTGATGACACCGGTCACCTCTGGGTCTCCGATGGCGCGGGTAACTGGACGGATACGGGCAAAATCGCCGGTACCGACGGGAAGGATGGTATCAACGGTACCAACGGGGCTAACGGTAAGTCCGCTTACCAGTCGTATCTCGATACGACGGCTGACAACCCGAAACTCAGCGAGGTAGACTGGTTAGCCTCTCTGAAGGGCACCAATGGTACCAACGGCACCAATGGTAAAGATGGTAAGTCTGCGTATCAGAGCTATGTTGACACCACCTCCGACTCGCCAGTTCTCTCCGAAGTCAACTGGATTGCGTCACTGCACGGGAAAAATGGTACCGATGGCGACTCTGCCTACGAGACCTACGTCCTGCACACTAGTGACTCCCCAGTACTGACTGAGTCACAGTGGCTGAACTCTCTCCACGGTAAGGCTGCTTACCAGTCGTATCTCGATACGACGGCAGACAATCCGAAGAAAACCGAGCCGCAGTGGATTGCCTCTCTGCGCGGTACGGATGGCGCAGCGGGTAAATCAGCGTATGAAGTCTACGTCAGCACCGTCCCATGTTGACAGACACCACTGACCTTGACAGAATGGCTCGCCTCACTTAACGGTAAGGGACTGATTCCTAAAGGTACGTTGGCAGACCTCACCGCGTTGAACGCTGTAACCGGTATGCAGCTGAACTGGATGTACTTCGTCGGTACGCACATGTACGTCTACATGGTCAACTCCCAGGGTGCAAACGCTTGGGTAGACCAGGGTGACATGCGTGGTCCACAAGGTACCCAGGGCCTCGACGCGTACCACGTATACTCCGCGGCAGCAGCGGCAGCGGGGCAGACACCGTTGGACCAGGCATCCTGGCTGGCATCTCTGAAAGGAGATAAAGGTGACATCGGTGCCACCGGTCGTTCGGTGCACATGCTGGGGCCAATTGCAAATATCACCGCGCTGAACGCCATCACAGGTATGCAGCAGGGTGATAGCTATATCCTGCAAGACCCAGCGGGTCAACTGTACAGCTATGACACGGTCAACGGTTGGGTCGACCAGGGTAACCTCCTGGGGCCTCAGGGTATCCAGGGTCCGATGGGTCCAGGCGTGGAGATTATCGGGAAACTTACGACTTCCAACGATCTGCCTACTACCGGCTCACTCGGTAAGGGTTACCTGATTTCCGGCGACTTCTGGGGCTGGACAGGTGCTACCTACGAGAACCTCGGTAAAATCCAGGGTCCAACCGGTCCACAGGGTATCCAGGGTAAAATCGGTCCGGTCGGTCCACAAGGCCCAGATGGTCCTCAAGGCCGTCGTGGTAGCCAGATTATCATCCTGCCACGTGACCCGCAGATTACCGATGGTTCCGACCTGTCCTCTGACGTGTTCATCAACATCACACTGCAGACAGTGTACCAGAAAACGTCACCTACCAACTGGGCATACCTCGGTACGTTCGGTGGTGGTAACGTCATGGACGCTGCTGCGGACGGTGTGAAACGTGTACGTCTCAATGGGGCATGGGCTGCGTTGCCGGTGGATGAAGCTCCGACCAGTGATGCCAATGCGCTGTACATGCGTAAAGGTTCCGCTGGGTCCTGGGTGAAATTCAACCGTTACGACCTGGCGAAAGTCGTGTCCGCTGACGGTACGATTGACTGCTCGCTGTACAACGCGGCTGAAATCGACGGGACGAAGTCTCTGACCATTAACCTGACCAACCTCCCTGCTAACCGCGTGATGACTATTCCGCTGACCGTGGTAGGTAAAGGTGGTAACCTGGCCTGGCCAGCAGCCCTGAAGTGGTCCAACTCTGAAGCACCTACGCTTGGTACCTCGTACACCAACGTGGTGCTGTACTGGGATGGGTCACGTCTGACAGGTTCTGTCGGTCAGTCTGTGTAACTTAAATGGGGCGGCAACGCCCCTGTAAGGAGCTTTACCATGCTGGTTGATACCTCAACCCCGCTCATTCGCCCGGAAGGACCTAACGGGATGGAATGGCCTGTGTACCTGCGCGATGCGATGCGCGCGTTCCCGAACGTAACGTTCTCCCTCGAGCAGGAAGAAGAAAACCTCGTGCCATTTGGCTACTACCCATTACATCCGGGTACGGTGCCAGTAGCCGATGTGGTCTGGCAGGTCACGCCAATCCTCATCGACGGCAAGTGGACGCGTCAGTACGAATCCCGCCCGTATAACGAGCAGGAAATCGCTGACCAGTTGACAAGTGCCCGTGCAGATAAGCTGTCGGCTATCGACGCCGTAGTGCTCGCGACCTACGCCCGGGGCTTCACTTACGAGCATACTGATGGTGTAACGCATGTGTACTCACTGACTCCGGAGAACCAGCAGCTGTTGACCGCGATGCATCTGCTGGCGAAGGAGGAAACTGACCCTGAGCGTACGTTCACCTTGCGCACTATTGATGAGGTCAGCGTTCAATACAAGGCAGCTGACGTCGTCGCGTTTACCAAAGCGGTGGCGGAGTACGTCGTACAGGTGCTGACCCAGGTATGGACACTGCGTGACCAGGCCGTGGCAGCGACCGTTATTACCGACTTACCGGATGTGCCTCCGTACATCACTCTGTAGCACTAAGGGAGGTGGGGTTATCCCCACCTCTTTTTCAGCTAACGCATGGTGAGCACGGAACATCGTGTGAGAAAGCTGCAATAAAGGTGAACTAATTATGCAGGAGATGATGCTATCTGGCGGCTCGGGGATGGTGTTCCCGTGGTCGGGCCCGGGGAACAAGAAACTGTTGCACGGCACCCGGGACCTGGGGTACTTTGGCCAAGTCGCTGCCGCCGACCTTTTCACGGACGCCTCGCTGGCTACCTTGACCGGGTTGACGGCAGGTACCTTGATAAACAACCCCACACAGGTCTGGCACAAGTTCATTCTGCGCGGACGCGTCATTTACCTGGCGCGATACCCCTCCCGTACCAACGTTGCTTGGAACGATTTATACGCCAAGGGGCTGGTGTACGGAGTGAAGGGTGCGGGGGACTCGCCGCTGCCTGCCGGGGGTG